GATGATGTTTATCTTAAAGATAAAGTTGTTCTTCCTAATGAAGTTCGTAACCGCAAAGGGCTTGCTCCAATTGAAGGTGGAGATGAACCTCTTGAATTAAAGCCACAACAAGTTGCTGAAATTAAGATGAAAGGCAAACGAGCCAGAGATCAAAAGCGACAAGTTAATGCTCCCGATAAAATGGGAACAGCAAGAAATGCACAAGGAGAAGGAAGAAAACAAGCATAATATCACACTTTTATTTTGATTTATCGTCAAGTGTTGATATTATTTAAATTAGATATGAGTATTCAAAAAGCGCATTGGCAAAACAGCGAACATTCTATGCACCTTTCGTTCCCAATTGCAAAGGTCAATAGAGAAAAGAGAACCGTCTCTGGATTCGCCTCTTTAGATAATGTTGACCGTCATGGAGATATTGTTACTGCAGATGCTAGTAAAAAGGCTTTTGAAAGATTTCGTGGAAACATTCGTGAAATGCATCAACCAATTGCTGTAGGCAAAATGGTTTCTTTTAATTATGATAAATTTTTAGATAAAGCAACTGGTAAACAATATAATGGAGTTTACGTCAATGCTTATATTTCAAAAGGCGCACAAGACACTTGGGAGAAGGTTTTGGATGGTACGCTAACTGGTTTCTCTATTGGTGGCAATATTGTAGATTCCAAGTTTGAAAAAGCAGAAGACGGGTCAGGGGAAGATCGTAGAGTAATTCACGATTATGACTTGCATGAGCTGAGTCTAGTAGATTCGCCAGCAAATCCCCTGGCAAATATTTTTTCTATTCAAAAAACAGACACTGGAAGCATTCTTAAAGGAATGATTGCTGATATTGTTACAGAAAATGTTTTTTGGTGTAAGGAAGATCAGATTGCTTCAAGCTCTTCAGACGTAAATAAAGATTGTGTGGTCTGTGGAGATTCAATGGAAAATATTGGATGGATCGAAGGTTCTGATACTGATAAGTTTGATACTATCAATAAAGTGTTGGATTCATATTTAACAAAAGATGATGCACCAGGCCCAACTCATGAGGCTACAACACATGATTCAGATAACGAAGTATGTCCAGATTGCATGAAGCAAGAAACATTATGCGATTGTGATAAAACAGAAAAAGATGTTATCAGTTCAAACTCAACAATTAATCTTTACCCAGATCAAGCGGGTAAAAAGAAGAAAATCACAAAAGGAGGTAACATGGCAGAAGAAACAAGCCATGAGGTAGTTGAGGCTACTCAGGCTGATGAAGTAACTCCAGTAGAAGTTGAAGAGACAGTTACAGAAGAAACAGTTGAGAAAGCCGTAACCGTTTCTGAAGTTGAAGCGGACGATCTTGATTTTACAAAGATGGTATCCGACCTCAAGAACTTCTTTGGTGAAACTATGGAAAAGAATTATGCAACTCAAGCTGCTACAGTTCAAGATGTTTACCGTATGGTAGAGGAAACCAGAGCGGAAATGAAGAAATCTATTGATGAACTTGTAGAAAAGCATGATGCAATTAATAAGACAATTTCTGAGATGTATGGAAAGATTGATTATCTTGATACTCGTGTAGGAAATTATGAATCTGCAACCGCAGTAAAGAAGTCTGGAGATCTTCCTGGATCTACAGAAGAAACAAAAATACAAAAAAGCATTTGGCAAGGACACTTCCTCGGTGTACGCAACCTCTAATTGAAAGGTAGGTGAAATATAAAAATGAGTAATGAGCTTTTACAGAAAGTAATTGATACAACAAATATCGGATCTGGTGGTGTTAACGCTTCAGCAGACACAGCTACCCTCAGCGGTAACGGTCTTCTGTATCCAGATCAGGCAAATCGTTTCCTTGATTACATGTGGGACGCAACAATTCTTGCAAAGGCAGCACGTACAATTCGTATGCGCTCCAATACAACAGAAATTGATCGTGTTTCCGTGGGTCAAAGAATTATGACAGTGGCTCAGGAGGATAATCCTCGTGACTTCGTTGGTGCTTCTGGCACTTATGAAAACGATAATTCAACAACCTTCACAGCAGCTGGCGCAACATTCTCCAAGGTCTCGCTTACAACACGTAAGCTTCGTCTTGATTGGGAACTCTCGTCTGAATCTCTGGAAGATAATATCGAAGGTGCAGATCTTGAAGATCATATTGCAAGACTTATGGCTACCCAAGCTGGTAATGATATCGAAGACGTTTTGATCAACGGTACAGGAACTGGTTCTGGGTTGCTTTCAGCATTTGCTGGATTCCGCAAGCTTGCACTTGATAATGCTCACGTTGTTGATGGTAACGGTGCAGGACTTGATAAGAATGTGTTTAACGCAGCAATCAAGACAATGCCTCGTAAGTATAAGCAACGTCGTAACCAACTTCGATTCTTCACTGGATCTAACTTGGTTCAAGACTATTTGTACAATCTTACTGCTAACGCTGGTAGCGTCAACCCATTCGATATCGCCTCTGGTGTTATCCGTGGTGACGTCGCTGCTAACGATGGTGGTCCAGGTACTACAACTCCGTTTGCATTCGGTATTCCTGTTATCAACGTTCCTTTGATGGATGAAACTCGTTCTGGAGACTATTCTGGAGCAACTGGTTTGCATGGTGATCTTCACTTGACATTCCCACAAAACTTCATCATTGGTATCAAGCGTGACGTTGTTGTTTATCGTCTGTTCCAGCCTAAGAAGGATACGATTGAGTATACACTCTTCATCCGTGTTGGCTGTGCAGTTGAAAACTATGACGCACATGTTATCGT